TATATATTATAACAATTGCCTTGAGCTTGAAAGGTCTACTATGGGTTGCCGTTCTAGTCTTCCGATGAATTACACTGGCGACTACAATAAAGACTGTGTCAATACTGGAAACTTCATGTACAATACTATCAACTTACCATTATTGGCTCTTGAGAGTGATAAGGATGTTACTAAGTTCTTTAAGAAGTTGGATGAAGTGTGCGAAATATGTTACAAGTCATTGATACATCGTAGGAATGTAGTCATTGATATGGTTTATAATAAGCACATAAGTGATTTCCTATTGCAAGAGGATAAGGATACTGGTGAGCCATTATGGGATATAGACCGAACCACCATAACACTCGGATATTGTGGATTGAACGAATGCTTATTGGAATTGTTTGATGAGGATATTACTGACAAGGATACTGAGGATTATGGTTGGCAAATCATCGATTACATTAACAAGAAGAAGCAGGAATTCTACGAAAGAGATGGGCTTCGTTGGAGTGTCATTGCTTCACCTGCAGAGTCCACATCCTTTAGGTTCGCTAAAATCAATAAGAAGAAATATCCACAAGCACACGTGCAAGGCAAAGGCGACAACATCTACCTAACCAATTCTCACCATATTCCAGTAAGTCATAATGCTCATTGGATGAGACATATTGAGAATGCTGGTCGCTTCCATCATTTAAGCCTTGGTGGAGATATACTCCATATCTGGAGCGGTGAAGTATGGTCAGACCCAGAAGCAATATGGAAACTAAACAAGCGTATATTAGAGATTGGTAATCCAGTATTCTGGGCATACTCCAAGGTCTTTACTTTCTGCAGAGAATGCAGCTTTACCATTAATGATAAGCTCGAAGTCTGCCCAATATGTGGTTCAACTAATTTACGGATTTATGATCGTATCACTGGTTACTACTTGGGTGTGGATACTTTTAATGATGGTAAGCATCAGGAATTCGAAGATAGGTTTAGGCATAAGGTGAGTGAGGAAGTATGATTAATATTGTTTTGCTTATTTTAGGATTGGTTAACCTATTTTTATTGTTGGGTTTGGGTAATGAGGTACTTGATATTCGTGATTATTTGTTTTTTAAGGAGGTGTTAGATGATGAGGGTGATTTACGAGACAACTGAAGACTGTACTAAGTGTCCTTTTAATCATGGTCGTATCTGCATGAAGCTTGGGAAATACTTGTTTGATATTTGTTTTGAACAAGACTGCCCATTGCCACATCTTAACGAGGTGGAGCAATTCACACGATATGTTACAAAGGACAAAGGTTTAAGGTGTCATGGGAATTGTAAGCATTGGAAGCGATGGGATTATAATAAGCATATACGGGCGGAGGTTGGCATTTGCACTTATCATTGTTTTAAGAGGGTTTGTCGTGCGGATAGTCCTGCTTGTGAGGAGTACGATGAAATATGAATGAGAAACGATTTATTCGGAAAGGAACTATTATTTCAGATATTCAAAATGGAACTGCTTATCTTTTAGAGTCTGCAAGTGATTGTAATAGATTGTTGGATTTGTTGAATGAGCAACAAGCCACTATCAAATCAAAAGATAAACAATTGGCAAGATTATATAATTATTTCCAAGACTATTTAAAAGATGAGATGAGTAGTAATGCTTTTAGTGAAATGTGGGATTTTGTAAAAGAAGATGAGAAGTGGGAAGATGAGTGAGAAACGATTTGATTTTCCAGTTAGGAATATTTGTGATATAATTATTAAGGATTTGCAAGGTAATTATTATGATATTAATCTTTTGTACTGTAATGGTAATGATGAGATTATAATTGAGATTAAGAAACCTAATGAGGAGTATAGGAACAAAAAGGGTGAGGTTGTATGAGTGAGAAACGATTCATAATTGTAAAATCAATTGAGAATTTGTATGCTCTTGTTGATAAGGAAAGAGAGGGTAAAGAGCAAATTCTCATATTTTCGTTGCATAAAGAACAATTAGGTGTTGTTTGTGATTTGTTGAATGAGCAACAAGATATTATTAAATCAAAGGATAGTCTTTTATCTATTCTTGCAAAAGAGAATGAGCAGTTGCGAAAGCAAGTTGCAGAGTATGAACTGATTTTGCGACAACACGAATTTGCAGAAAAAGAGGGATTTAGATGAGTGATGAACGATTTTTCTGCAAAGTAAACAAGCAAGGCAGAAATGTAATAATCGACAAGGACTGCAATACTGAACTTGTTGATATGTTCCTTGCTTGTGATGTATTGAACCGTTTAGATTTGAAATTAAAGCATTACAATGAAGTGAATGGTGAGCAACAAGCCACCATTGAACATCTTACAAAAAGTAGGGATAAATGGAGCAAATCTGCAAAACTTCATTCAGAATATTTTAACTGTTTAGAAAAAGCAATTGAAATAGCATATGAAGAGAAACCATATCCAAAAATAGAAGATATAATGACTATTTATTCTAAACTTGAAAAGGAGATTGATGATGAGTGAAGATATTCATAAGTGGTCTGATGGCAGGTATGTTTTGATGTTTGATGAGCATACTTTCTTTGTATGGGATAATGAAAAGGATGAGAGAATGTGTGCTTTAAATGTAACTAAAAAGTTGAATGAGCAACAAGACCTTATTGAAGAGTTATATGATTTCAGATTAACATATAATGCCTTATTATTCAACGAATGGGCAGAAAACCAAAAATATGAAGTGTATAAAAGCCGAAGACATGATGATGGGGAATTATGTTTTGATGGTGAGTATTTCATTGTAGTTGCACAGTTGCCGACTGGACAAGTGACAAACCATTATCATAGAAAGTATTGGGATATGTTCAAGATAAATGAATATGAAAAAGTCAATGAAGATTTTGATGGTCATACTTCGTCTGATGTTATAGAAAGATTACAACGGGTGATTGATGATGAGTGAGAAACGATATAAAAGGTTTTATGTTTCCAAATCTGAAAATCAACTTACTATCTATGATAATGAGGGGTTAGATGATTACTACCATTTGGGAAATGATGAAAGAGATGTGAAAGGGATATGTAAATTGTTGAATGAGCAACAATCCACCATCGACAAGTTAAGAGTAGATATTAGAGCAACAAGAACCACCATTCGTAAACTTCAAGACTTGTGTGGCAAATCCGATGGAGAAAATGCGAAGTTGAGAATTGAAAACAAAATGTTAGAAAAAGAAGTGAATCTCTTAAAACCGACCAATATCGAACAATATGAACAGATACAGAAGTTGCAAGAAGAGAATGAGCAGTTACAAGCACAATTACGAGAAAAAGAACAAGAAGAACGATTATACGCCAATGAAATATTAGAACTACGAGAAGCCAACAAGGAATGGTTACAATTCAAGAGTTTAGGAGGCGACTATTAAAAATGACTGAAGAACTAAAAGAAATCAAGGATATTGTGAATGATTTGTTATGTTTAACTATTCGTTTGGAAGATTACGAAGATGGTTGTGGTGTCGACTACAGTGATGTCATAACCGACCTTAAATGGAACCGTATGACACTTGAGAACAGATTAAAGAGTTTGAAAGGAGAGTGATTACTGACAACATTAAAGCTTTAATATTAGCGATATTAGGAGCATTGCTCCTTTTATCATTCTGTGCGGGTGTGGAGCCGATTACTGTGCAGTAACAGGCAAGGAAAAATTTTCATGGAGCAGAGTTTATTTAAGGAGGGCATAAAATGGATTACAACATAATAGCACTAACAATCATAGGAATAATAATATTAACCCTCCTATACCTAGTGCAAAGATACCTAAATAAATAGAGGTAATAGAATGAAAACTAAATTCGGAACTTGAGGAAGATTGAATGTTCAAGAAATATCGTTTAAAATGTCAATACTGTGGAAGTGATGAGTATAAGTGGGAATGGTTGCTTAAATTACGATTGATATTTACAAATCGTATTTATTTTCATTGTCCAGTATGCCACCATACCACTTCATACCTTCATATCTTCCATTTAAGACATGATAGTTTAGACCAGAAAGAGAAATTTTTTAATAAAGGGAAATTATTCGATGATCGCATATGAAAGCAACACGATTTAAACAGAAGATGGAAGATAAGATGATAAAGAAAAACGAATATGCACTTAGCAGTAATGAAACCATTAACATTGTGCCGATTGGTGATTTCCATATTGGGAGCAGCCAATTTAATTATGAATTCTTTGATTATATGTTGAAGCAGATAAAGAAGCTCAAGAACCGAAGAATATATTTGATGGGAGACCTATTGGAATCTGCGAGCAAGACTGTAGGTAATTCTGCTTTCAGTACACATATGACACTTGAGGAACAAAAGGAATACTTACTTGATAGGATAGAACCATTCCAGGAAGATATTATTGGTATCTGTATCGGAAACCACGAAGCACGGTTAATCAAGGAATACGATTTCAACATCATAGCAGACATAGCAAGAGAACTAGGTTGTAAATATTACAATCAAAATATTGATTCGTTTAAAGTGAATGAGCATACCATTGATGTATTTACAAGGCACGGAAAAGGAACCAGCGGACAAAGACACCTATCAATGGGTAAGCTTGAAAGGTCAACCAATAGTATACAAGCCGATATTTACCTAGAAGGCCACAATCATAGGTGCTTGAATTGGAACAAGCTTTACAGAGACAAGAACGGACTATACCGTAAATACTATGGCTACACAGGAAGCTTCCTAAACTACGATGGTTACGCCGATAGTATGTACCTAGACATTGAACCACCAGCCTATCAAACCATCAGCATTAACAAGAATAAGCGAGTGAAATTCAACCAACATTTCTGCGACCTAGAAACAGATATAAAATTCATGTGATAAATTATGACAGTTAAACTTATACAAGGCGATTGCCTAGAAGAAATGAAGAAACTTGCCGATGATGGTGTCAAAGTGGATATGGTATTAACTGACCCGCCTTATGGGACTACACATTGCAGATGGGATTCTATCATACCATTTGAGGACATGTGGAATTGCATTAACCAATTAGTTTATGATAATACTCCAATCATACTCTTTGGCAACGAACCTTTTAGCAGCCATTTGAGATTATCTAATCTTAAAAAATATAAGTATGATATTATATGGGATAAGGTTATCCGCACCGGTTTTTTAAATGCTAATAGGCAACCGCTGAGACAATATGAGAATATCATTATTTTTTATGATAAACAATGTTATTATAATCCTATCAAATGGGAAGGGGAAGGGCCTAGCCACCCGCATACTGTTAAGAAAGTACGTTCCCATAATGTTTATAATGCTTCAAAGGACCATATGCAGACATTAACCAAATGGAAATATCCGACTAATATTTATCAATGTAATTCATTGAAAGATGAATGCAATAATGCTAAGAGGGTACACCCGACCCAGAAACCTGTTAAATTATTAGAATATCTTATTAAAACATATTCTAAGGAGGGAGATATTGTTTTAGACTTCACTATGGGTAGTGGCAGCACTGGTGTTGCTTGTCTTGAAACCAACCGAAACTTCATAGGCATAGAACTAGACGAAAACTATTACAAGATAGCACAAGAACGAATAAACGAAACCAAAAAACAAACAAAACTAATGTGATAACAATGTTACTCGATTACTGCCAACTATACACACTATACCAACAACTATACTGCAAATACTTACTACTCTATTGCCACGATCTAGAAAACCAATACCTGCAAACAAGACTAATAATGATTAAAATCCAAATGGAAGAAGTTAAAGAGAAAATCAAAGCGATAGTATGCGATTGAATTATACATTACTATTAACTGATATAAGCAAGAAGCAAGGGTTAGGCATTCCCTGGAATGAGATGCCATTGATAATTCATACTGATTTAACCACTTATACGATGGCCTATATCACCTACGAAGACGAAGAATACTTAAGCATAGTGGTGCCTAACAAGGATGGAGCAGAATATGCAAAGATACTGAACAAAAACACTATACTCGCAATAGATGTGATATATGCTCAAATGCTAGAGAAACCACGACCATTCAAGGAGGATGGAATGTATGGATAATTGTGGAATTTACTCAATAACAAACAAAAAAACTGGACAGAAATACATAGGACAAAGCATACATATTGAACAAAGATTTGAACAACACAAACACAATAAAAAACCAGTAACCTACATTGACAGAGCCATAAACAAATATGGAGCAGACAACTTTGAATTTAAAATATTAGAAAAATGCAAACCAACCGAACTAAACAAATTAGAGAAAAGATACATTAAAAAATACAACACATACAAAAGCAAAAACCACTACAACCTAACAAGTGGCGGAGACTCAAAATATAAAGTATCCGACACCACTAAACTAAAAATGAAAGAAACAAAAAGAAGAAAAAAAGCCCATTCATACACCGAACACGCACACATAGACGCACAAATATATAAGGAAATAACTGGCGAAGAACCCAAAGACATTAATATAGAATCATTTTTTGAAGATGGAATACATTTTGGCCATCAAAGAGTTTGGAAGGATGATTACGATGTGTGGGACTAAAAAACACAAATGCGAATGGTGTGGAAACCCTTTCCATAAAACACATAACCGCCAAATGTACTGTTCCAAAGAATGTGCCACCAATGCTAAAAAAGAACAAGACAGACACCACTGGCTAAAATGGTTCTACAAGAACAAAGACCATTTATACGAAACACAACTAGGAACAAGAAGCCTAGGACCACATAGAGAAGAAGATTTCGAGGAAGAATATAAAATAATTCAAAAAGAACTCAAAAGACTAGGTTTAAAATCCTAACTTCTTTGACTATATAATGAAGAACACTATTTTTATTTTACTATTTTTGATTAATATGGATGAAACAAAGAATTGGAAAGTAATCACAGTCAACGAAGACGAGGAACCAATACTCAAGTATGATCCACACCGTGATGAGACCATTGACATTCGTACTGGTGAGGTCATCCAAGGGCACTGAATGATATTTATGGTTGATTATACTTGCATACATGAAGAGCAGATACAAGGGCAAAGTCGAAAGATTGCTGAACTCGAAACACGGGCAGATTATAAAGACAAAAGGATAGATGATTTGTACGTGAAGATTGAGAAGATGGAAAACAAGATAGACACCCTTAACGATAATGTCAACCAGTTAATCTTATTGTCGAATAAGGGAGACACCGACCTTGAATTACGGTTAAAAGCAATTGAAACTGAATTAGAACTACAGAAACAAACCAGTTTAGAAAACCATAACCGAGTAAGTCAATTATTAGCACTAGTCGGAGTCGGACTAACCATCATAACCATACTAATCAATGTATACTTCAAAATGATATGATGTGACTTTATACTTGTTTACACACATACTAACTAAATTATATTAAAAGGATGTACGAACCTATGGCTAAACGATACAATCAGAAACTAACACCAGAGTTAAGTGAAAGGTTCTGTGAAGCAATCAGTAAAGGTTATAGCATAGGTGCTGCTTGTGCAGAAGTAGGAATAGCACGTAAAACTTATTACAACTGGTATAACAGAGGAAAAGAAGCCAAGAGCGGAAAGTACAAACAATTCTACTGTGATGTGGACAATGCCGAGGACAAAGCAACACACCGTGCAGAGAAACCAATCATAGATGCAATACCACACGATGCCCGTGAAGCCAAATGGTGGCTAATCAAAAGAAGACAAGACCTTTACGGTGAAAGAACCTATACAGAGACAAAGATAGATGCAGAAGTCAAATCAGAAGTAACAGTCAACCTACTCGAAAAGATTAAACAGAAACGAGAAGAACTAGATGACATTAGAAGCAATTGAAGACATCACACCCTACGATGTCTACTCCACACTAACAGTCAAGGACAGTATACCTGCTGAACACATAGAATACATCAGCGAACTGTTAATGGAGACAATACTTGATGATAACCAACCAGACCGATTAACAGTTAGTCAACCACCAAGGACTGGCAAATCATCACTAATCACATTAAGCTTCCCATTCTGGCTAATACTAATGAACCCAACCCTTAACATACTAATCGTGAACTACAGTCAAGGGTTGGCGGATGATTTCGGAATGATACTCCGACAACTATTCATAGACAACCAAGAACTACTAAGCACTAGGAACATTTACCTATCTGAGAAAGAACATGCCAAATCAAGGTTCAGATTCGAGAACAGTAAAGGAGAATTACTTGGGAGCATAAAACTCGTAGGAGTAGGAGGACCAATCACAGGAAGAGATGTAGACATCTGCATATGTGATGATCTTATCAAAGGACATAGCGATTGCACACCAACCTTACTCGACAAGCTCTACTCCTGGTATCAGAACATCCTAATACCAAGGTTGGAACCTTGGAGCAAACTCTTCATGCTAGGGACAAGATGGCACAGCCAAGACGTAATCGGCAGACTAATGAAGGAACAACCTGACAAGTACAGGTTCATAACCATCAGAGCATTAGAAGATGATGGCACCTGCATATGGAGCAACCGTTATGATCCCAAATTTTTCATTGACCGTAAAGAAGAGGTAGGTGAACGTGTTTTCAATGCACAATACCAAGGACAGCCATTGGATGAGACTGGTGACTTCTTCAACTTGGACAAGGTAAGGTTCATAACTGATGATGAATTGCCCAATTATAAAATCATAAGCAAGGTAAGGAGTTACGATTGTGCATATAGTGATGATACCAAGGGTGATGTGAATGACAGAACCGCAAGTGTACTGATGCTCCGCACCATTGATGATTACTACATTATACGAGAGTTAAGAGCAGACAGGTATGGTGAAAGATTATTCAATGTCATACAATCCACTGCTAGACTCGATACACCAAGCATTCCTGTATTGATAGAGACAGGTACAGTAGGAGGGTCATCTAAAGCATTGTTTGATATTTACAAGGACAGATTACAAGGATACCGAGTGGAACAATCCAAACCAATACACTCAAAGGTTGATCGTGCTTATGGTTTCAAAGAAGCTATCCTTGATGGTAAAGTATTAATCTGTCTAGATGACTATAGCCGTGGACAATTACTAGAGGAAATGAGAGGGTTCCCATTAATGAAACATGATGATATAATAGACGCTTGCAGTTACGCTTACAATTACCTATCACAGAAGGGTGGTGGTAATATGATAGGCACAGGGGCGAAGCGTCATCGAAGGAGTTTGAGATTATGAGCATAATTAATGATTTATTCAACAGAGTGTCAAGGACAAGCAATGTCAAGAGTGGAGTGACCAAGTACACACCATACACTAGCTTGTTCAATCGTAACCATAACAATGTCAGTTATAATGTTGGTAGGAGCATACTCCGTGATACTCAGGTCAGTACAGGTTTCGAGATACTCAAATACTTATTATCCAGTAAGCAATGGATACTCACAGACCCTAACGAAGAAGACGATAGTACCATTTACGAGTTCATCAATGAAATGTTGAAAGGTATGGATACTGAACTCAACACAGTTGTTAAGCAAATGTGTAGTGCTGTGATGTGGGGTTTTAATGTTCATGAGATTATCTATGATGTGCTGGATGGTAGGCTTATCTGCAAGGATTTAGTGCCTATCCATATCAAGACACTGCAGAACAATCCATTCGTTTATGATGAGGACGGTGAACTTGTAGCAATCCATCAACAGTACCAAGGTGGTGATGTTGAGATACCAATCAACAAGGTACTATTGTATAGTTATAATAATCCTTATGATGAGCATGAAGGCCAAGGTTTATTATATGATTTCTTGCCGATAGTGGAGGATAAGGAGAATCTTATGGATTGGCTTATGACTTTCGCGGAGAAGAATGGGTCACCTACATTGTATGGTAAAACTAATAATCCTGTGTCTCGTGATGAGATGCTAACTGCATTTGAGGACATTAGCGATGGCACTACTGGTATGGTCCTTGGAGTGGAGGATGAGGTTGGAGTATTGGAGTCCAGTCATAAGGGTGAGACTTTCTTCACAACCTTGCAATATAAGGATAATCAAATCTTTAGGAGATTGTTCATCGGTAACCTATTACTTGGTGATAATAGTCAGACTGGTACTTATGCACAGTCACAGACACAACTGGACTTCACCACCAAGGTTTATGATGGTATCCTTGAGGAAATCGCCAATACAATCCAAGAGCAAGTAATCGATCCGGTAGTTGCTTTTAACTTTGGAGCAAATGCAAAAGCACCAGTCATAAGCTTCGACAAATTCTCCTCAGGTGATATGCAGAAACTCTTCAATATCCTAACACCATTAATGCAGAATGGAGTGGTGGATAGTGAGAACACTGCAGTCCAAGAAAGTATAGGATTACTCTTCAAGGCAGAGGCTGGAGTTGAATATGTGAATGAGGAACCAGTTATGCCTGATGAAAATTTCGGTTACCAGGAACCAACCAACAGTAATGGTGAAGATTTAACAACTAATATTCTTAGTGATCTAGATGGTATCTGATGATAAACTAATCAAGCAAGGAATACGGTATACTGATGCATTGTTTGAGGAACTAATCCGAAGACTACAGAAAGGAGTCTATGATAACGATACATTGGAAGCATTCCTTGAAGCAACAAAGGAATACACTACCAATAACCCTTTAGCTTCAACAGGTTACACAGATACAATGTTAGCGCTTATCCTGGCCGAAACCAATAACCACAAATTCAGCAGGCCAAGCCAGAGGGAACTCACAAGGGTAACTATTGAAAACTATGTGGGAAACCTTATCGCTAATGTCGGTGAAGACATCAAGCAAACTGTCCGAGACATAGTCACAGAGGAATACAATAACCCTGAAGGGAGCAATCCTCAAAAGATGGCCAAACGTATAAGTGATGAAGTGGAAGGTATCAAGAACAAACGTGCAAGGACAATAGCACGTACAGAGATAGCAAGAACAAGCACAGTATCAGATTATATCATAGCCAAAGAAAGAGGAGCTACACATTACACCGTAAACTGCAGAAGCACCAGATGTCCTATCTGCAAGAAGATGTATTGTAAGAATAGCGAAACTGGTGGTGATGTGGAATACAGCATAGATGATACAGATAACTTACCGCCATTGCACCCTAACTGCAGGTGCAGTGCAAACTTCTACAAAAAATAATAATCATAATGTTTCGCCGATGATACGAGGCAACATTTTATAGTTTTTTAATTATAAGGAGGTCTAACAAGTTGACAGATGTAGATCCAAAACCAGAACCACAACCACAAAAGAAGGTTGATGATACCTTAGACAAGTTCAATGAAATCAAGGCAAGGTTCGAGAAAGAACTAGCCGACAAGGACAAGAAGATTCAAGAACTTGAAAAGAAATTGTCCGAGAAGGATAATG